GCTTGTCGTCCTCGGGCTTGTCGTCATCCCGACGGCGGCCTCCCGCGGCCTTGCTTGTACCCACGGAGATACAAGCCCGGGCGTGCTTCTGAACGGTTCGCTTCATGCCCTAAGCCTACGATCTCCACACATATGCGATGTCGCAGTTGCAGCCCACGATCTGGTCAGCGTCCCCGCCGCCCCAGTCGTGCGGCCAGCGCATGCCGTTGGAGAACGTGGCGTCCATGTCCACCGTCTCGCCGTTCATCGCCGCGTGCTCGGCCCGCGGGTGACTCGACCCGTTGTGGACCCACATCTTCTTCACGGCGCCGGATCGGCGCGCCCCCTCGTGAGACCCGAAGCCAGCGGCGTCCTTCACCGATGCGTCGGACCACAGCCCCAGACGGTCATCTGTGAGCACGTCCGCGATGGTCTCGCGCACCGCGTCCTGGGCTGCGTCGTCCTGGGACGTCAGGCCAAGCAGGCGCATCGCGGCCTCGACGGCCGCCTCGGCCTTGCCCTCCGCCATGCGGCGGATGTAGTTGCGGATCAGCCCTCGGCCGATGGTCTCTGTGCCGGTGCCAGACTCAAGGATGACGCCGTTGGCGGCGTCCACAGCCTGCTTGGCGAGGTACGGCTCGATGCGCTCGGCAAGCTTCTCGACAGCCGACTCGCTGAGCCCCTCCTTGCGGAGCTCCTCGATGTACGCCTTACGCATCTGCTCCAGAATCGAAGGCGATGGTCTTGAAGTCGCAGCCTTCAAGACCACTCGGGCTTTTGGGTTGAGGGACTTCCCCTCCTCGGCGGCATCGCCCTGCTGGCGGTGGTCGAGCTGGTTCGTGTCCGCACCCTCGAGGTTCTGGGACCCCGAGTCCGTGGGGCTGGCCTGGCCGCCCTGGACCACGTTCAGCGGGACGATGAGCTCCTCGGTCCCCTCCAGGTACGGCAGATCGAGGCGCTCACGAGCCTCGGCGCGCGTCATCACCGGACCACCCGTGGCGGACTGGAGAGCCTGGACGCGCTCGAGCAGCGTGCCGTCCTGGGCCTCCGTGCGGTCGAGAACACCGTAGACGGCGGTGTCGCCGCCGGCGAGCGCTGGGACGATCTCGGCGTTCAGCGCGTCCTCGATGCGGCCGATGAGCGGGCCGAGCACGCGGGTGTACAGGTCCCGGCGCAGGGCTGCATACCCGCCGTAGTTCGCTTCGCGCATGCCGAGCAGCTCCGGCGGGACGCCGAAGTAGCCGGCGACCTCGATGTCGGTCAGGGTGCGCACGCTCGAGGCGCTGGAGAGGTCGGGCTGCACCTGCGGCGCGCTCTCCAGCTTCATGCCGTCCTCCAGGACCGGGATGGACCCGCCCGACGTCGAGGACTTGAAGTCGGCCATGGCCTGAAGGAAGCGATCCCGCTTCTCCTCCGACCAGCGCGGCGCGTCCTTGGGGCGGGTCACCTGAGCGGCCACACGCGGGACGTCGGTCCACATGCGGCGGCGCCAACCCTCTGCCTCGCTGAGCTCGGACAGCAGGGCGCGCAGCGTGCGCACCGGGGCGACGGCGCCAGACCCGTCCGGGTCCCAGCCGTGCATGAGTGCCACGGGGAGGTCAGACAGGCTGACCGTCTCCCCGCCGGCGACCGTGGCGACGTCGTTCACCCGGCCGAACACGTCCGTGCTGAGCATGAGCAGCGGCGCGGGGACGCGGACGATCTCCTCATCCACCAGCACCGCGCAGGCTGAGCCGTACAGCAGCCAGTCAAGGGCTAGACCCGTCACAAGGTCAGCGGAAGATGTGAACCGTGTGGGTCTGCGCACAAGAGTCTCGGCCGGGGAGTCATGGAGCCGCTCCCGGCCCCCGTCCTCAGCACGATAGACGCGCCACGGGAGCGCTGCGACCGTGCTCGCCATGAACGACACGACCTTGCGCACGCTCGGCTGGCTCTCCCACACTCCGCGGATGCTCATCCCGGCCACAGACCCCGCTGTCGCGGAGCGGCCGCGCACGCTTCGCAGCGTGATCGGCGGATCAGCCACCGTCAGACGGACGAGTGCTCCGCCCTTAGCCGTCAGCGCCATTAGTCGTTCTCCTCCTCAGGCGCGATGGCAATTGCCAGCACGCTCCCCCAGGGCACCCACATGGTCAGCGCCTCTCCGTCCAGCTCGGCCTCCAGCCGGAGCACGCGCTTAACGCGCCACAGAAGGAGACTTATCGGTCGGATTCGGACTGACAACTGAGTGTCGTCAGTCAGCGCTACGATCATGCGGGTTGGTGTCATGGGTCAATCCTACTGGCGATCACACAAGGAAGCCGGCCCCGTGCTCCTCGCTGGCCTCCAGAGCCTCCTTCTCGGCGTCGAAGATCATCGCCTGACTCATCGCTGTCACCAGCGCGGCCACGAGGTCGATCTTCTCGCCGGACTTCGCCTTGTCGGGCTTCACGTTGCCGGAGGGGTCACGGGCCACAGCGAGGTTGTCGATGCACCAGTCCGCGATTGGGTTGTCGTGACCAAGGTCCCGCATGTAGACCAGCGCCTTCATCCGCTTCAGAGGAGCGCTCATCGACGCGTACCCCTGCCGAACCTTGACCATGGGCAGTCCCTGGCTGTAGAGCGATGTCGAGAGCTGCGTAGCCGACCACGGGTCGAATCCGATCGCCTCAACCTGCATCTCGCGGTCGTCCTCCTCGATCCGTCGCTGCACGACGTCGTAGTCCAGCACGTCGCCGGGCGTGAGCTCGAGCAGGCCCTGCTCCACCCACCGCGAGGCGGCACCGAGCGTGCGCTTGTCCAGCGCCTTGAGGTTCTCCTCCGGCGTCCACGTGCGCCACACCGCCGACCACAGCGGCGTCCCCTTCGGGTCGCCTGGCTGTCGAGGTGTCAGCCAGCACAGCGCCGCGAGGTCCGAGACGCTGGCGAGGTCCAGGCCACCCACGACCGGGCGCCCCTCCAGGTCCTGGAGCGTCCTGAACGGTGTAGGAGCGCTTCGGTCCCATTTGGGCAGGTCGATGTACCGGGCCGACTGCTTCAGGCGGCGGTTGAGCCGCAGGCGCTCGAATGCAGCCCGCTCCTCGGGACCGGTCTTGGCCTCCTCGGCCGCAGCTCGCATCGACTCGCGCGTCGGGGAGACGCCGTAGCCGGGGTTGGCGCGCTTCCACGTATCCTCATCGAACGGGTCCGCGCCCCTCGGCGCGGCGAAGATCACGACGTAACGGCGGGACGGCTCGCCACGGCAGTCGCTCTCCGCCCGCGATCGGCGTACGGCGTAGGGAGTCATGGTTCCGCCGGCGTCCGCCGTCGTGATGACGAAGCCGAGCGGCTGCCGGCGGGCGCCGGTGCCGGTCTCGAGCGACTGGATCAGGTCTAGGTCCTTGTGGACGTGCATCTCATCGGCCAGGTAGCCGTGCGGGTTCGTCCCCTGAAGCGTGTCCCCGACGCTGGCAACGGGCTTGATGACTGCACCGTCAGCCGCGCGGATGATCTTCGACTTCCAGGCGCGCACGCCGGCGTCGGCCATCTGCGGCGACGCGCCGACCGCAAGTGCGATCGGGTCGTATGCGAGACGAGCTTGGTCCTTCGAGCCGGCGGCGAGGAGCACCTGCGCGCCACCCTCGCCGTCGGCGAAGGCCAGGTAGACCATGATGGCGGCGCTCAGGGTGGTCTTGCCGTTCTTGCGGGGGACCTCCACCCAGGCGTCCCGGTACCACCGGACGATCCTGCCGTCGGCGTCCTCGACCACCCACCCGAAGATCGGGGCCAGGACGTAGGCCACCTGCCACGGGGACGGCTCCAGCGGCTTGCCGGCCCATTCACCCTGTGTGTGCCGCAGCGCCCGCAGCGCGGCTATCACGCGGTCAACGCGAGCTGGGTCGAAGCGGGCGCCCTGCTCCTCGCCGGGCTCGGGGGTGCGCCACAGCGGCTTCGTCCACTCGGGGACCTCGTAGCCGCGGCTCTCGCAGTACCAGCGGACCTCAGGAGACAGCCCGTGGGCGCGTGCGCGGTCTGAAGTTGTAACGGCTGGCATGGGATCAGGCTAGACGGCGAACGGGTTGCCGGCCTTCGCCTTCACAGACTCCGGCGCGTCCATCGCTGCCCGGGCCACGAAGGTCAGACCCATCGTCTTGCACAGCCCCTCGATGACGCGGGCGTGAGTCGAGGCGATGGAGAATGCCGGGTTGGCGACCGGGGTGCCCTTCTCGCTGTAGAGGATCACGCCCTCCGAGCGGGCCGTCCCGACCGCGATTGTGTAGAGCTCGAGCTCCTGGACCAGGAGCGCCACCATCGTGGTGTCCGCGGCGGCCAGGAGGCCACTCGCGTGGAGCGAGCCCGTGATCTCGTCCCACAGGGGGTGCAGGTCCTCCCGCAGCGTCGAGGGCGGGGCGAGCCGGGCGGCATCGCGAGGAAGCGCGGCCGCGGTGTGCATTGTGGCCTTCTCCGGCACGGAGTCGTCCACGAGCCGGAGCCCGCGCGGCAGGCGGGCGTCGCTCACGCTCTGACCGGCTTTGCGGCTCATCTCGGCTCCTCGGGGTGAATCGGTTGGTAAGTTTGTGTGCCCCGATTTGTGAGCGGGGCGGCTCGTCCGGGAGCGGTCAGCTCCCGACCCATACCGCCCGGCGCTGCCCCATGGGCTCGTGCTTCTAGGTTCGTCGTGGGTCTGCGCCCGGCGGCGAAACCAGCCTAGCACGCCTCGCGCCCGTGCGCAAGAGTCCCCGAATGCCAGGTTTTTGGCTCGGAATGACGGGCGCGCCGCCCTGGTGCTTTTCCACTTTTTTGCGGTACGCCCCTCCGCCCTCGGCGCTTTTCGTTTCGTTTCGTCGTCGCTTCGTCGCGTTTCGACTTCAAAAATTTTTCGTTTCTGTTTTTCTTTCGCGAAACTTTTCCGTCGAAACTTTTTTCGTCGAAACTTTTTCGTCGAAACTTTTCGTCAAAGCTTTCGTCGATGAAAGCTCTTGACCTTGAAGGCTTTCGACATTGAAAGCTTCAAAACCAAGTCAAGTCTCTTGGCAGTCTTGTCTTGAGTTTTGTTCTTCGCACTTTGTTGCTTCGCGCTTTTCGCATCGATGAAGCAATTGCTGTTTTGCGTTCATGATGCAAACGGCAGAGGGCCTGCACATTGCCTTCGTCGAGGAAGGCGCCGCCGTCAGCAATCTCCACGATGTGGTCCACGTCGGTGGCCTGGCTGGTGCAGCCCTGCCACTGGCAGACCGGGTGGGCGTCAAGCACCCGGCCCCGAAGCGCGAGCCAAGGCCCACGATCTTGTGGGTGCTCGCTCAGCCAACGCGAGTGCGCCGAAGCCGAACGAGTCGCGTGCTCTGGACAACGCGATCGACCTGAAGGCGTCAAGCGCGAGCAACCCTCGAAGGTGCATCGCGTCGGTGGCATGGCTGGTGTCATGGCTCCAGCGTACATGCCGGGGCTGGGGCGAGCAACTGTGGCCCCGGTCACGAGACCGGGTGAGGGCATCGGTGAGTGACCGCCGTCACGCCGCGGTGCCCCACGATCCGTGGCGGGAGCCGGGCTTGGCCCAGCGTGGCCCACGTCACAACTGCCTCGCGGGCGCACGCGTATATTTCTCTACCCCTTTTTCTTTACCCTTTCTTTACTATCTCTCTCTCTCTCTATAAGAAAGAAGGTAGTAGTTAGTAGTAAAGGGGGTTTTTCGGCGTGATTCCGCCGATTCGGGTCCTGCTAGGTTCAGCCCCAGAACTAGGTTTGAGGCAGCAGAACGGGTCTACGGGTGGAACCAGGCCGCTCGGTTTATTGCGGAGGCCGTAATAAACCGAGTGGGGGCTTCGCCAGGCCGGGCATCGGGGGGAGGTTCGGCTGGGAAGCTGCGAGCGCACCCAAAAGTTTTACGGTTTTTGGCCGTCTTACCTAGTTTGCCTCGCGAGAACCCCGGGGGCCCAACGAAAACCCCTTGCTAGGTTCGTGGCCCGCATGGTAGCGTGGCCGAAGCCCCGATCGAGGGGCACCCACCCACCCACAAGGAGACAAAACGTGACCACCGCCACCATCTCGGTGTCCCTCGCGACCCCCCTCGCGAGTGGCGACTACCGCCCCAAGGAGTGGACCTTGGACACCTTCACCGAGCTCGCGGACTCCGCGCCCGTCCTGAACAAGGACCCCAGGTCCGTCCCCGGGGTATTCGTGGGGACGCTGAAGGGCTCCCGCGCGACCGCCGAGAACGTCATTGAGCACACCGCCGTGGTGCTCGACCTCGACCAGGACGTTCCGCACGACGTGCCTGAGCGGCTCCGCCAACAGGGGTGGGACTCCGTTGTGCACGCGACTGCGTCTCACACCGCCGAGCGCCCTCGGCTCCGAGTCATCATCGGCATTGACCGCCCTGTTCACCCCGGCGCTTATCCGACCCTCGTGAAATGGGCGGCGGAAAAGCTCGGCGTAATTGTTGACCCGTCCGCCATGGCAGGGTGCCACCGCTTTTTCCTCCCGCACGTCATTCCCGGCTCGGACGCCGAGCTATTCGGCATCGAGGTGCACCGCATTAAAGGGTCCCCAATTCTTGTGGACGAGGTTCTCAGCTCCACTCCGATGTTCAGTCAGTCCCCGGCTGAGTCCGACGCGCCTAAGCCACACATCCGCCGGGACCCGCTTCAGCTCCCTGGTGCCGCGGGCGCATTCAACAGGACCTATTCAATGGAGGAGGCCATCGAGGAGTTCCAGCTCCCATACCGCCCCTGCGGGAACGGGTTCATTCACATCGACTCCACTCAGACCCAGCCGGGTCTGACCCCAGTCAACGACGCCCGCACGCTGTGGTTCGACCACGCCGGCACCTCCCCGACCCACGGGCAGACCATGAGCGTGTTCGACCTCGTGGCCGAGTGGCGCCACGGGCTCCAGACCGGCCAGGCCCAGGACGACCAGGGCAAGCCCCCGGCTGAGCGCCGATCCCGGGCGCTGATGGGTGTGGACGCCGCGCAGATTCCCGCCGTCTCCAAGGAGATGGCTGCGGCCACCTTCGACGCGGGCCCCCAGCCCGACGGTCCGTTGACCATCGAGGCGTGCGAGGCGGCCCTCAGCCCCCGCAACCCCAAGACGGGCAAGCGGGCGCTCACCGACGCCAAGGACCGGCAGAAGCTCGTGGACCTGGACCCGATGCTCGCCTCCCGGGCGATCTCCGCGATGGGGCGGCGCCCCGGGTGGCGGGTGAAGCCTGAATGGGCCAGTGAGTCCGAGCTGTTCGAGCAGGAGGCCCGGCGCCTGGGCCTGTACCCGGACCAGGATGAGGACGAGGCCGCGGTGCAGCAGTACCTCGGCAAGCACTACGGAGGTGATGTGCCGTCGATCTCCACGGTGCGCGAGCTCCTCAGCCTCTCCGCCTCTCAGCCGGGCCGGGAGATCGACCCGCTGACCGCCTACCTGGACCGGCTGGAGTGGGACGGGGTGCCGCGCCTGTCCGGTGGTGCCGCCACGCTCCATGAGGTGCTCCCCGGTGTGGACCGTGACGACGAGGGGGAGCACCGCTGGGCGTCGAGGGCCGTGATGCGCGCGTGCGTGGCGGCCGTGGCCCGCGCGTACCGGCCGGGCTGGCAGGTGGACTCCTCGCTCGTCCTCGTCGGCCCGCAGGGCACGCGCAAGACCTCGTGGGTGCGCTGGCTCGCCGGCCCGTGGGCAGCCCCGCTCCCCGACATCCTCGGTGGGGACGCGGACCTGTTCGACCCGTGCCACAAGGCGTGGATCGTCGAGGCGGACGAGGGCTTCGCGGTCACTCGCAGCGGCTCCCGCTACGGGGACGCGCTGAAGCGGTTCCTCACGGCCCGCTCGGACACGTGGCGACCGAAGTACGGGCGCACGTCCCGCACGATGGCCCGCCGCTTCGTGGTGTGGGGGACGACGAACCACGAGGACTTCCTCGCCAACGAGGAGGGGAACCGCAGGTACTGGCCCGTGCGGATCACAGAGATCATCCCCACGTCGTTCCTCACACCCGAGCGCCGGGACCAGATTTGGGCCGAGGCGGTGGTGCTGTTCAAGCGCGGGGAGTCCACGTGGCTCAGTGACGAGGAGGAGCAGGTCATGCAGGCCGCGAGGGCGGATCGGGCTACTGAGGAGGACCCGCTGGCGGGGCCGGTGTACCGCTATGCCATGACGCCGCGACCGGTCGGGTACGCGTGGATGGGCAAGGAGGAGCGGGAGACCGCGATGCTCGCCAAGGACCCGGCATGGACCCTTCAACCAGTCTCGGCCTCCACCCTCCTGGTGGACCTGAAGGAAGAGCTCCCCCAGCGCGTGAACTTGCGCGCTGTGACGGCCGCGCTGAGGGCCATCGGTTGGGAGCCGTGGGGCCAGACCGCGGACCCGCGCGGTAGTGGCTCGCGCCTGTCCGTGTGGGCGCAGCGCGGCGCGAGCATCTAGCCACAGAACTTGACAAACTGGGAGTGCCAGCCATATTGTTGGGGCGTCAGGCCGAAAAGGTCTGGCGCCCCAACTCAGTTAGGACCCCCAAGATGGCTAAGATCACACTTCACGTCACCCCCATGGACGCCACCGAGCTGGCTGCGATCACCGCAGCCCTCGCCCCGTTCGTCTCCTCAGGTGCACCCGCCGCGGCCGAGACGCCTACCCCCGCTGCGGCGGGGGGAGCCCCGAAGCCGAAGCCGAAGCCGAAG